AAAGACATACAAGAACAGGTTCCATTTGATGAAAACAAATGTTGAAAATATGTATGTATAATGACGTCCGAATGTCTCATCTGCTTAACACCAACCAAAACAATAATAAACAAAGATATATCACTTTATTCAAAAAAAACCGGCCAATATTATGTACAAAAATGTAAATGTACCGTGATTTGCCACCAGACGTGTATGGAGAAATGGATAAATGTCGCGCCAAATTGCCTGATTTGCCGCAAACCACTCGGAATTAAGTGGAGCTTTCAGAAGGTAAAAGCGACATGTGTCTTTGTTTTTTACGACAGGCGAACCTACAAAATCCTACTCATCGCAATCTATTTGAATATGTTTTTTTATATTTGTGATAAGATATCCAATTTCTATTCTAAAAACAAATGCGACAGTTATACATATTGTTTGGAACAAAATGCCCGATAATAAGTTTTAGATAAAATATAAAGAATCATACCGCGTTTATAGTATAATAATGCGCAACTTTTTAGAAATTGTATCAAATATGATAAAATGCATCCCAGAAGAAACTCCACTAAAATACAAATTGGCAAAAGAGTTTGAAAAATATCCATACAAAGCCCCAGAAATAAGAAAAACAAGTTGGATAGGCGTTCAAGATGCCATAAATGAATACATTATGTCACAGCAAACAACAAACGAAGAAATAATTTTGCCAGAGTGGGCAAACCAAATGCTGAATATATGGACAGCGCCATAATAAATAACTTATACTACATCATATGTAGTATAAGGAAAAAGAATATAAACAAAAATGTAGTAGTATCCATATAGAATGGACAAACAAGGAACAAACATTGAAAAACTCGTCGCATCATTAGCCGAATTGAATCAGGATCTTTCCAACCTAAAGGGCGCAGTAGATGCCGTTGAGAAAAAGGTCAAAAAGACAAAACACATAGTTGATTTATTGATTAAAAAGGAGACGAAAAAAACAAATAAGCCAGTGAAGGAACGAAAGCCGTGTGGCTTTGCGATCCCATCAAATGTCAGCGGTGATATGTGCGACTTTATGGGAGTAGAGCATGGAACACCCATTTCGCGCATCCAGATAACCAAGTATATCAACAAATACATCAAGGACAATGCGCTGGAGAACCCAGAGAACAAGCAGAACATTGTTCCCGATGATAAATTGTGGAAGATTTTGGGAGAGGAGGCGCGCGACTTGCGAATCACCCATTTCACCCTTCAAAAGCATTTGAACCGTCATTTTATCAAGTCGCCGTCTGCGGACAAGTCATCGGCGGACAAGTCATCGGCGGCATCGGATACCGAAAAAAACGTAATGACCCCCAATGTATAAATAGCTGATTATATATCTTCAAAATTGATTTCCTCATCGTCCTGTATGGTGGATGACGCAATCACATTCTCATACAAGTCTTTGGATGTTGGCTTTAGCTCACCGTTGTCTTCAAACAAGAATCCAGCGGCCTCATCTGCGTCGTCGTCATCGGCATCGTCATTGTTCTTAGACGCATTTAGCAAATGCTTCCAATTGTATCCGGGCAAATTGCGCAGCTCATCAATATTGTACTTGTCATAAATACAGAGCAGATCGCATTTCTTTGCCTCTTTTTCCCAGTCATAAAGTCCGACCAATACCCAACTTCCTTTAACAACAATATTGTCACGTTTCTTGCGTCCGGTGAACTTGCCACCCATTCGGCAGTTGAGTGTTTCGCCGTCAATCGTAATGACATCCAATCTGTTTCCAAAGTTTTGACTAACACACGCATATACCTCGTCTGGAGATTGCGACTTGCGCAACTCCTCTGTGCGAGCGTTGTTGGAATGTTTGCTTGCTTGTTTTTTTGCGTATTTGCCGCCGCCAGTATTTTTCACCATTTTGTATTTATTATATGTTTTTTAAATAATGATTATATTGTTTTCAATTTTTTGAATATAAAACCCTCGGTTTTATAATCAAGAAACACCTTGCCACAAAACGTGCCGTTTTTTAGTCAAGCAATTTCTTGGATATGAATCTTACAGATTCCGATCCAAGAAACATCTGTATGCCGAGCGTCCGCTCGGCATAAGCACTTTGTGAAATGCTCCCTTTAGGGAGCATTTCACAAACACCCTACAACAAAAATGTGTCATTTTTGTTGTACGCAATTTTTTGAATATAACAAATTTTTGTGATTTTTGAAATAATCGCGGCCATATATATATATATATAATGTCTGCGTGGAGTGATTTGATTAAGAAGCTCGTAAAAGAGAACCCAGGAACACCTCTGAATGTTATATTGCCGATGGCAAAGAAGCAATACAAGAAGCCAACCGATACGATGAAACAACCCATTCGTTCAACAAAACGCTATGTAAAGCGTAATCGCGTATCAAGGCGTAGGCAGAGGCGTTAAAAAAGTGTGTTAAAAAAACGCAAATAATCACTATAATTTGGGTCGTCCCCGTGCTCCAAATTATATACGCATTTGAAATAATATACCAAATAGGGGTTTCCCGCGTTTTCCAAATACGCCACCAGCCTCTCTGGTTTTTTACATTTAGCCCGTTCAATGTTTGCGGGGTGCTGTATATCATATACCGGCAACTCACTTTGTTCAGTAACTCCGCTCCATTCCATTTCCACGCCGAACAACCACATCATCAAATATCCTACCGAAATCAAATCGTCCCGACGACTCACACTGTTCCCCTGATGAACAAAATAACTGGCATATTTAGGTGAACCAACCAAATGCGGACTCGGTACATTTGGATTGTGCTCACCCGACTCGTCATCCTTATACATAGAGGCCAATCCAAAATCAATGACCACGACTCGGCCTTTCTCATCCATCATCATATTGTCGGGTTTCACATCGCAATGAAGAATGCCCGCCTCATGAATCCACCGAAATGTCGCCACAATTTGCCTACATATATCTAGGGACGCCATTATGTCATCGGGACGACCGAGCGCACGTTCGTAAAAAGTCATCGCCAAACAAATCTTGCCGCCGTAGATGCCATACCAATACACAGTGGGAACACAATGTTGGTTATCGGGACTCAGTTCGCGACGCAAAAAAGAGAGGACGCGTGATTCATGACGGATGGAGGTGTGTTTAGGTTCAATTTTAAGTGCGACCAAGCGTCCATTGGACCGATGTCGCGCCTTTAGAACAGTCGCGAAACACCCGTTTCCAAGACGCGATATTACCCGGTACGCGTGGATAACCGGACCCGAATCATTCATATGAGAATAGAGAGGAAGCTAGCATTATTTTAATTTCATCTAATATTATAAATGCCACCGATACCAATGGATGTAAAAGCCGACCGAGTGATGGAGACCGCAAAGAAACCCGCATATTTGCTTACACTTGGAATCACCTACATAGGATACGTCTTTTTATTTCTGGGAGTTTCCTACATATCACCGGGATACATCCGTGCCTTCGGCAATTTCATGCATATTATGATTTGCTTTTTCTTGATATACAAGTTCAATCCTTTGCGCGGAAAAATCCAATTGACCGAATACGATTCACAAATGATATTTTTGTCCTCTATGTTTATTCTAGTGAATCTGGGTATCACCGAGATATCAGAATTCTTTTTTAATAATTTGAAGAAGCTGTTTGAAGTGGATATGCGGACGGTTGTTTAAGTTCAATAGTGATATTAGACCAACCAAAACAAATTAAGCATATCATCCCTATTGGTATAGGAATGATAACCGATGGCGAAATGCGAAAAATATACGAAGAAGCAAAACAAGACAAATCGTTGCTCTCCAAAATAAACGCAACCGAGTTGCTGGCAGCATACGACAACAATAATAACAAATACTTAGATGACAAGACGAGCTCCGACATTGCGCAAGAAATCGCTGTGTCATTTGATTTGTTAGAGGAAACATTCAAGATAACTACAACTATAAAACGCGAACTCGCCGAAAAACTCACAGGATACCGTTTCGTGGATGAACTGGACACATTACACGTCGGCAAATATACGCGATGGATACAGAAATACACGGCCGAACCGCGCCCCAAAATATCAAACGGTGGTATCCTCACCGTGGTTGAGCACGGCGTCAATGGTATTTTCTTGAAAATCCGCTTGAATAACCAGGCGATCATCAATGTCGCGTTTGACAATTGCCTCATTTATCAAAAAATGACCACGGGAGAGCAGCTGGTCCTCTTGGTCGCGGATTACTTAGTCACATAGTTTTATTTGTATTCTGTAATATGGCACAACCATTTATATGACAACCCCCTGATGTTAAGTCACGCCCAAAAATACAACGACGCCGCGGCTGTAGAAATAGTCCTGGGCGATCACTTTCTATTGGAACCGCGGCGAAATTACACGAAAACGGTCGTATTTGATTTAGATGAAACCATCGGGCATTTCAAGCAATTCTACTGCCTCTATCAAATCATATCAAAATATGCCGAAAAACCGGTTTCACAGCCGTCGTTCAATGCGATTCTGGACTTGTATCCCGAGTTTTTTCGCGTGGGTATATTTAGTATTTTTGAGATGTTGTATCGCAAAAAACGACAAAAGACCGTCGGTGGCATCTACATTTATACGAACAATAAATGCGACGGGGATTGGGTAAAACGCATCGTGTCCTACATTGATTCCAAGATTTGTGCTGGAGAATCGCTGTTTGACGACCTGATTCTGGCATTCAAAATCCGTGACCAAATCGTTGAGCCGCGGCGGACCATGGAGACGAAAGCTTACTCCGATTTTGTGCGGTGTATTATGTTTCCCGAGGATGACGTAGAGGTGTGTTTTGTAGACAATACGGAATACACGAGAATGAGTGAGAACAAGGTATATTATATATTACCTAGCCCCTATTATCATTCGTTGAAGAATGCGGAAATCATGCGACGGTTTTTCCACTTGCCGTTCCTCTCTTTCGCAGATAAGAAACGCGTGGAAACAATCTTCAAGCTCACGTGTAGCGAAGTGTCGTCGCGCCACCCAGCACAAACGATGGAGGCCACGCGGAAAATAATGTACTACATTCGCGAGTTTTTGTTGATACGAAAGTACGTTGTTCCGCCGACTCAGAATACGCGGAAAGTGAGACCGGCGGAACGCCGGCAAACGGCCAAACGTAGAAAATTGAACAAGAAATAGATTATTTATCCATAGTAAATAATCTAACAATATACATAATGAATATGACGACACCTCAAATATACGCTGGAATCTTGCGTCTAGACCGCACCTATGGTCGCACCGAAAATGGAAAGCGACTGCTGTACCGATGTATACCTGATATTGGAGATACACACGATATATTAGTACCATACCAAATCGCAAAGTCATTTGAGAAAGCACACAAAAACAAATATATCTTGTATAAAATTGTATCGGATGATAAAGCTACACATTTAATGCGTGGTGAAATCGTGGAAACCCTTGGCGACGTGGATTTGCCTGAGGCGTTCAACGAATACCAGGTGTGTCGGAAACGGCTCAACATTCCTCTCGGCCCATTCACTGAGGTGGCAAAGCGGCGACTCAAGGGTGAAGATGAATGGTCTCTCATTGAGAAAATGCTGGATGGTGATAAAATCGTGGATCTACGAAACTACAACGTAATCACCATTGACCCCGATTCTTGTACGGACTTTGACGACGCGTTTTCGGCGCATATTATCGGGAACACCGTGATGGTGAATGTCTATATTTCCCACGTATTCTTGTGGATGGAGACCTACCAATTGTGGGACCACATTACCGACCGCGTTTCAACCATCTATTTGCCCGACAAAAAACGGCCGATGTTGCCCCCCATATTGTCGGAGAAGTTGTGCTCGTTGGTTGCAGGGAAACACCGCGTGGCACTGGTGATGTCGGTACGTTTCAATATACAAACCCGGCAACAAATTGTGGAACCCGTGTTTAGCAATGCCATTATAAATGTAACCAAGAATTATTCGTATGACGACCCGAAACTGAATAAAAACACCACGTATTGCCATTTGCGCGATATTTCGGGGCATACAGATAGTCACGACGTGGTTGCGTGGTGGATGATAAAGATGAACGAGGAAAGTGCGCGGCGAATTCGGTCGGGGATTTTCCGGAAACAGGAAGGCGCCGCCACCGAAGGTGGCCAGCCCTTAACCACTAATGACAAGGTGCCTAATGTAGTGAGGCGCTGGTTAAAGATGGATGGCCCCACCGGGTCGGCACAATATTCCACGGTATCAGGCGAGCACGCAGGCCTCGGAGTACAACATTACGTCCATATCACGAGTCCCATTCGGCGAATTGCCGACATCGTGAATCAAGCAGCGCTGATGAAAGACGTAATGGGATACACCGTGTCATCAGATTGCGAGCGATTCCTAGAGAAATGGTTGGGGAAAATAGACGACTTGAATGCGGCGATGCGGAACATTCGGCGGGTCCAGATGGACTGCGAGCTTCTAGACCATTGTAGGCGCGACGAGACGGCGGTGGATACCATCTATAGCGGAATGGCGATTGCGAAGGAGCTGCATAACGAATACACGATTTACATAGAGAAGTTGGGTCTAATCACGTATATTAAAACGGAGACTCCGATCACGTTGTTTGAACCGATGCGGTTCCAAATCTATGTGTTCAATGATGAGGCGCGTCTTTATAAAAAGGTGCGCATACGGTGTGTCTAAGGACAAGCGGTGTGTCTAATGCCAATACCATTCACAAAGCTCTGTTTTTTATTGTCTATTCTAAACGATTTAGACGAAAAATACTTGGATAGTATATAATGTTTAGAATCATCATCAGCTTAGCCTTGTTAAGTGCCAGCGTGTCTGCCACTGTGATTGACAAGTTTTATCAGTGGGCCGAGACCCACAAAATCGCCTTACCCGAGGGCGATCACGAGTTGCTCCATATCCTAGAGAACTGGAAGAACAACGACCGAATTATCGCGGATACCAACGCCAAGAACCTCTCCTACACTCTTGGACACAATGCCTTCTCGGGAATGAGTTCGGTGGAGTTCGCCGAGCACATGCATTTTGGCCTGAACCGCGAAATACTTGAGACGTCTGGGCTGAGAGGGTTTTCTGAGACCTTGGTAGAGACCTCGGCGGAGACCTCGGTGGATTGGCGCACCAAGAATGCAGTGACGCCGGTCAAAAATCAAAAACAATGTGGTAGTTGCTGGAGTTTCTCTACAACAGGTGCGCTTGAAGGCATTTATGCTATCAAGAGAGGAACCCTCGTGAGTTATTCAGAGCAGCAGCTCGTCGATTGCGATTATATCCGCGCCGGCGGAACCTCGCTTGGCTGCAATGGAGGCGATATGAAGTCCGCCATGGAGTGGATTGGAAAGAACAATGGACTTTGTACTGAAAGCGCATATCCATATGTTTCTGGTGATACTAAAACAAATGGTCCTTGCCAGAAGTCGTGTTCCATTGTATCTGGTTCCGATATTAGTACAACCGTGTCTGTTTCGGCAAACTCGGACAGTGCGATGATGACTGCATTGTCACAGCAGCCAGTTTCCATTGCCATCGAAGCAGACCAGAGTTCGTTTCAATTGTACAAATCCGGTGTTTTCACCGGTGCTTGCGGTACCAATTTAGACCATGGGGTTTTGCTCGTCGGATATGGCACAATGAATGGACTAGATTATTACATATTGAAGAACTCATGGGATGTCACCTGGGGATCACAAGGATATATGTACATAGCCCGTGGGGTTGATGCATCGGGAAAGCCCTACAATGGAGGAAAGGGTCAGTGCGGTCTCCTGATGCAAGGTGTTTATCCGGTGCTATAAATATTTTCAAATAATATAAAAATATGATACTATATTTTTATAGATATGCCAAGATGCCAAAATACAGAGTGTCAAAAAACCGCGTGTTACGGATTTGATTTCAAAAAACCCAAATATTGCACAACTCATAAAGATCCAAATATGTTTATTGTTACTACGACGCTGTGTAAAGGTGAGAATTGTAAAAAATATCCACATTATAATTTTCAAGGCGAATCAAAAGGCATCTATTGTATTGCACATAAAAAAGATAATATGAAAGTTGTCGGTACATTTTGTATTGAAAGTAATTGCACTAATATTGCTCTATATAATTTAAAAAATATGAAAAGAAAATATTGTTATAGTCATAAAACCGAAAATATGGTAGAATCAGGAAAACCAATTTGTAAAAATATTGATTGTTTAATTATAGCAACATATGGAAATAAAGGAGAAAAACCAACACATTGTTTTAACCATAAAGAAACAAATATGATTGATTTATTTCATAAAACTTGTATTTTTGAAGGCTGTTTAGACCGCGCTTATTATAATATTAATGGAGAAAAAACACCATTATATTGTCTAATGCATAAAGGTGATGCTATGGTAGACAACTTTTGTTCTAAGTGCAAAGAAAATGGATGTAAAAAAAGACCCTATTTTAATTTTGAAGGACAAAAACAACGATTATATTGTTCGCAACATTCAAAAGATGGAATGATAAATATAACTCTGGTGGAATGTGGATTTGAAGGATGTCAGAAGCAGCCCTGCTACAATTATGAAGGTGAAACCAAGCGGTTATATTGTAAAGAACATCATCACGAAAATATGATTGACGTTTCACATAAATATTGCGAACACGATGACTGTAAAATACGACCCATATTCAACTACAAATCCGAGAAACAAGGCCGTTTTTGTAAGAAACACAGTCTGGCAAATATGATTGACGTTATTAACAATCGTTGTGAATATGAAGGGTGCGAAATATCCCCAACGCATAATTATCGCGGTGAAACAAAAAGACGTTTCTGTTCATCTCATAAATCTCCGGATATGATAAATATATCATCAAAACGTTGTAAAACACCCTTATGTGAAACGCGAGCTTTACCCAAATATGAAGGTCTCTGTCTAAGGTGTTTTGTCCACACATATCCCGAGAAACCGAACGCAAGAAATTACAAAACCAAAGAACGCGTCGTTGTAGATGAAGTATTGAAGACATTTCCACAATTTACATGGACGGCCGATAAACGAATACAAGATGGTTGTTCGCGGCGTCGCCCGGACCTCTTTTTGGATATGGGAACCCACATAATTATTGTAGAAATCGACGAAAATCAGCACAATGATTATGACACGACTTGTGAAAATCGTCGCCTGATGGAAATATCGCAAGATGTCGGTCATAGACCTGTGGTATTTATTCGTTTCAACCCAGATGACTACATTGATGAAACTGGCGCAAAAGTGAAGTCGTGTTTCACAACGGACAAATCTGGCCTCCTGAAAGTGGCAAAAACAAAACAGTCCGAATGGGACCGGCGAATTGTCGCACTATTGACCCAAATAAGGGAGTGGTCCTGCGTAAAAACAGACAAGACCGTGGAAGTGGTTTCGCTGTTTTACGATTCGTGCCATTGAAAATATAATATTTAGATAAGACCACCTTCTGGCGGTAGCAAGAAACGCAAATCCAAGAAACGAAGAACCCACAAGAGGCGCAAATAATCGCCCAATAATATATAATGCCAACTCCAGATAGTTACATCATTGACATTCCAGAATATACAACTTCGCCAATTACAAAACCTCTCATTAAAGGGTTTAAAAACACAAAAATCATAGACAGATTTAGAAAAGTTGCGGAACTATATCGCAAAAAAGTTCGTAATGATGAAAAACAGTGGCGCTATGGCAAAATCCGACACTTAGAAAAAGACATTGAGGCTGGACCTGTTGAAAACCCATATGACATCTATTTATCCGACCAACAAATACTCAAAATAGTACGAGAGATAATGACAGAGGCAAATAAACCAGGACAACTCATGAGTAGAACGCCAATTGAAGAACAAATTAAAGATGGCGTACTGGTTCATGTGCGAACGCCCTCAGATGAATTGGGGTATATTATTGGCAATTATGAGTCATCGCCGAGTCGTGGCGGAAAAACCCGAAAGGGCAAACCGCGTAAGCAGCGCAAGACAAAAAAACATTAACCACAAACATATTGATATCCGTGTCAATATATTTACTATCCTCTATATCGCATCCTCCAAATACATCCGGAACAACTCAAATGCCTCTCGCGGTTTATACGTCGGCACTTCGTGTCCAGCGCCGTGAACCGTCATAAAAGCGAACCGCGACGACTCTTTCTCCGTGAGAAACTTCGTGATAAAACCGGCAGTCTGGCCATCCACATACCACGTTTCCCACAAACTGCTCACCTTAAATCCCAGGTCGTAAATCCATCGCTGTGTGCCAATCGTGCCGCAAACACTGTCGTCGTCGCCCGAATATACGAGTATCCTTAGGGAAGGATGCGTCTTGGAGTTCAAAATCTGGGGATAGTATTTCTCCATGGGCAACATCTTGTCCTCCAATTGATATTTGGTCGTGCGCGAACACTCATCCCAGGCGATGTCTGAGCGGACGTGGATGGCGGCCTTGACGTCGGCGCGGTTCAAATACGTGGCAGCATATTCGTCGCCACAGGGTTCAAAGGTACTTTGTACCGACTTATAATAGGCGCTTTGTACCTTGACGGGCGCGCCATACATAAACTCACGAAAGGCACGCTGCTGCCCGCTCAAACAAACGGGGTAATCCAGCGCATAGGGGTTCAGATTGCCGATTTTACGCATAAAGTCCAGAATCAAGAACGAACACACTGAATTGTTCATCATTTGACTCGTCTTTTGGCACCCGTTGGCGACGTATTTGTCCCACAATGGTTTCGGCAGCAGCTGTTTGCCCCAATAGGTCTCCATCTCGGCACCTGTCCCCGAGTAATAATCAGTGTAGGGGTTTCCCACGGCGAACCCTTGGAAATTGATTCGATGAGCAGAGCCGGAGAGTCCGTCGTTGTAGTCAATGATAGCCGCCGACCATGTAGGCAAATAATGACCGCCGTAGGACTCCGATGTCAAATAAAGAGGAGTTTTAGCAAACTCGGGGAACCTCTCTAAGAATCCGCGGATGGTCGCTAAATTATCTTGGGCGGCCTGGTCGTCGCCAATGTGGTAGTCGTCGGCGTCGTCAGAATAGGAGAACCCAACGCCCACAGGCTGCTCCAAAAACACCATATTGGCGAGCTTGTTCCAGGCGTAGTTGTTGGGTATCAAATTGCCGTCGGCGTCGGGATAAAAAGGCCCCTGCTCGGTCATAAACCCGATGAGACCACTACATCCGGGCCCGCCGTTGGTCCAGAAGACGAGAGGGGCATCAGGAACGTCGGCTTCAACGAGCCAGTAGTGGATGTGTTTTTGAGTCCCGGCGAGTGTGATATAACCGCTGAATTGGTTGAGAGGAGTAGATAGACCGGGTAAATCCACGATTTTGTCGGCGAGAGCATCGGGACCGTAAGCATTGGCAAACAGACGAGAAAAAGTCAATCCGAGAACAAAGAATAGAGGTCCGAACATTATATAATAGAAGGGCAAAGTATCTATATTTTGTGGTAATGTGTTATTCAGCAAGCCCCTCCCGTAGGGAGGGGATCCAAAAAATTGCTGACCATAAAAATGGTACGTTTTTATAGGAAGGTGTTTATCGGACGCCCTCCCGTGGGGAGGGCGTCCGAGAAATTGCGCAAAGTAAAAACGGTACGTTTTTTGCGATGCGGTGTTTTTTGGCAACCCCTTCGGGGTTGCCGAAAAATTGAAATCTTTTTTCTCAAATAAACAGGAAGCATATATTTTGAACCACATTGTTGAACTATTACAAACGAAACCAAACCAAACGAACAAACGAAAATGAACGCCTTTGACATCTACAACGAGTTCTCTGCCAAGAACGCCAAGTTGAACTTGCCCAAGGACCCAGTCATCTCCTCTGTTTACATCCCCACAATCCACAAGAACTTCACGAACGACGCGATCTATCACGTGTTTGAGACTCTGTTCGGATGTGTCACCCGCATTGACACTGTCCAAATCCAGGCCAAAGACAACTTCAAGAGCGCCTTTGTCCACTTCGTCGCCTACGTTCGCCCCGAGAACGTGATGGATGTGATCAATCGCGGCGGTGAGAAGGTCCGCATCAACCCCAACGTGAATACCGGCTACATGCGAAAGCACTTCCCACAACCAAACGCCAAGATTCGCAACAAGGAGTTCTGGTTGCTGCTTCCCAACAACACTTTGTTTCCCGACACCACGCTCACGCTTCCTCAGCTCCGCAACCTCATGGACCAGCTAGATGGTTACATTTTGGGGAACGAAGAAGAGTGTGAGTCCATGAAAGCCAATCGCGGCTTCTTGGCCGAGTTGGAAGCCAAGCAATCCGGGCAATTGAAAACGGACACGTCAGTCAATGTCCATCAGTTGGCTCGCAACATTGAGTTGATGGAAGAGCGCATCTCTACTGGAACATCCAAGCCTCGCAGGGTCATCACAATCAAAGCCAAAGCGACCAAAGCTCCTGTCGGAGAAGCCTCTGCCCCGAAAGCGACCGAAGTCCCTGCCCTGAAGAGAGAAGTCCCTGTCACTAACTCCATCCAAGACTTGACCCACTACTTGTTGTGGTCCGACGACGAGAATGAGGCCAAGAAGCAGTACACCGACATCTGCGCTTCAAACCGAGTACTGCTTGTGGAGAACATCTTGCCGGATTGCCACGAATACGAGTTGATGGACAACTTTAACCATTATGGACTTGTTGAGTCTGTGAAGGTTATTCGCGACCCGGACACCAAGGACGCACTCAGAGCCTATGCGTTATTCTCGCAGGCCAAAGATGCCCAAGCAGCAATCGCCGAGATAAATCAGGATGTGGAGGGTGGATGCAGAGTTTCTCGTTTGATGTAATTGTTGTTGTAATGTTTAATAGTGTTGTTGTTATTGTTGTTGTTGTTATTGTTGTTGTTATATATAAAAAGCTTTTATAAAATCATAAAGAAAAATGGTATAAACCATTTAAAGAAAAAAACATAAATAAAATGTAAAAAAAAATCATAAAGAAAAAAACATAAATAAAATGTAAAAATCCAGAATTGATATGGATTTTTTTCTTAGATCTTATTACCATCAAAGTAAGGACGCACCAAAATATGGTTGGGTGCGACGGATATGTGCGAGGATGGGGCACTTATCACGGGGACAATGGGCGAAATGACTACATTCGGTTTGCGAACTGAATGTAAAAGGTAGCAAGCCTTTGGTTTGAATCCGTTACTTCAATACCTGCGTGGGAATAGCTATTTCCGTGCTCCCTTAGGGAGCACAGAATAAGCACTTCGGTAAATGTGGGAGCATTTCCAGAACATGAGGTTAATATCTTCAATGATATAATTGAGTATAAATATTTTGTGAGCCGTGCATAATCACGAGGGAGTGGCGAAATGTCCAACATTGGAACACCAATGTTTTTTCCCGACGGTTGTATACTTGGGAGCAAGAGTATGAATCCGATACTACAAGACCTAATTGGGAAAATAGGTTATCTAATTGTCAAGTATGAATGTCTGAGTGCCGAATTGTTGCCAAATACACGGTAATAAAATCCGAGTTTTTTTATTAAGTATAATAAAATATTATACTTAAGTATAATGAGTAGACGACCCATTGTAAATGCGTTACCACACGAAGTATTGCCAGAATCTTATATAGATATATCTGACAAGATATATGCACTTGAACAAATGAAGAAAGGCGAAAAAGACCAAGAAAAGATTAAAGGACTCCAGGATAAAATAGACCAATATACGGTTACTTATACAGAAGCGGTTAAACCGGAAACCCAAATAGAACGTGAAAATAAAGTGAACAACGCGCTTACAAAAATGTCAGAAAACCTTCCACATGACATCAAGCTGTATATAGACCATTTCGTTCATCCAAAAGTGGGCGATATTATTCTTACAACCATTACTGAGTATAATCGGCAACAAGTTCAAATGAAAGATGTATATGGTATTATCGTTGATACCGAGGATTTATTTATGAACCCCAAAATAACATTTATTTATATTACACCATCTGGATACAGCATTGGAGAAACGAATCATTATGAGTCTCCAAAGAATATTGAAGCCAGTACTACAAGCCAATTAACTGAATACTATAAAGAATATGTATCCACAAAGAAACATAGAGAATATTTAAAACGCAAGCGTTTAGCACAACTTGCGGCAAAATATTACAAAAAAAACAAGAAGACAAAAGCAAAATCGCGTGGTGGAAAAAAGACGCGTCGGCATAAGAGTTATCGATAGAAGAGTTATCGATAGAAGAGTTATCGGCTTTAAGCCATCCCCGAAATAATTTCATCCGGGAACCCCATCTGTATGAGTATCAGTTTCGCCGCCTTTATTTTTGATATTCCCGGTATCATATCATAAGTAAAAACAATTTCTTTATCACACAATTCGGCGTCCATCATATAGTTCGCAATGCGCAGCGCCCCGTCCTTCTCCACCTTCTGACACAGCTTGACAAAATGCGTCGTCAAAATGAAATCCACGTTGGCGAATCCCTGTAGATATTTCAAGAACCCAAACGACGCCGACGTGGCCTCTTCGGCATTGGTCCCTGAAAAGAGTTCATCAAATACGCAAAAATGCCGGGTGGAATCGGTGTCAGACGTTGCGACCACATCCAAAATCTCTTTACATCGCCGCGCCTCTGCTTGAAACAAACTATCGCGACCGCTGGTATCGGGGATGTTCAAATAAGAATGGATATGTGTATAGGGCAACAACTCACAACTTGTGTAGAACCCTACACCAAATTGTTGTGTGAGAATGATATTGATGGCGGTGGTTTTGAGCTGGGTGGTTTTTCCGGAAGCATTGGGGCCGGTGATGATGATATTCGCAGACAGATCCATTGTATTCGGGACTTTTTCATCCAACTCGGCGTGAGTGGGGTAGACTTGGTCTATGAACTGAGTTTTCTTAGACGAAGTTTTTTCCGTATTGCCGTTATCCGATGTAGTAGATTCTTTATCAGACTGATCTTGTATAAATGTCCCTCTACCAAGATACCCAGTGTTCAACCCCACGTTAAGTCCCGAAACCAAGTTCAAATATGAATCAAATCCAACCGCATACGCGATGGCACGACGATGGTCATCAATATCAAAGAGGCCATAATAACACTTGAGTAAATTGCCGACATCAAAGCATTTGCCAATACTAAACTCAAAGGGTTTGATGGCTTCTAAATCGTTCTTTAATACCAACATCAAATTGCGATGCGCCCGAACGTCGTCGCAAAACGCCGAGTAGTGTTCAAGTACCTGAAACTTCGCCAAAAACCCATAATAATTCGCGATCGAATAATCCGCAAACTCTTTTATGGTAATCAGGCGTTCATTCACCACCGATATATTCTTGTAAAAACGGATACATGCCTTTACGTTTTGATACATCTGGAGCCCATAGAGGGCCAACGTAAACAAAAGATACAACACATTGTTGATGGAGAAGTCGCCTCCGCCGATTGCGTTCAGCGTTTTCCCTATGAAATGCGATTTGGCAATGTTTTTGAGAACCCCCAAATATGACGAAAAGTCAATGGGGACGCCCTGGATTTTGAGAAGCACGAATGGCGCGACCATAAATATCAGAGGCAAGAACAGCGACAGCAATGGCGACATCAAATTGACGATGGTCCAGAAGCCCATGAATCCCGAAACGTGATTGATATGTTTGAACTGGGGAATGTCAATGAAACTGTATCGGTCGTGGAACCCCTCCACTTCGTATACGTCTTTCCAAATCTCCGCGATTTTCTCGGGACACGCCATTCGCGGACGAATGTCTTCACAGATGCAAGAAACCACTTCTTGGGTGTTTTCAAGAAACCCCGTGTGCGACGTGTATTTGGTTTTGACGCGTTTTATCATGTCTTTTGCATATTCGTGTTGGGGTTTTAAAGCAATTTCATATACGCAAGAATCAAGTTCAAGGTCATTTGCCACGATTGGTGATAATGTGTGGACGACCTCCGGGTCTAGATAATCAATCGGCAACTTGAACTCGCTGTCAATTGTGATGGTAGACACTAGGGTTTCCTTTTTATTTGTAAATATATCAAAGAATTGCATTGATATATTCGTAATATAATTTGTTTGTTAAAATTGTACGCGATGTAGGACTTTTAACCCGAAGGCTTACGGTCCCCTTTAGAATGACACGTTTTCAGGCAACTGCGCAATCTGAATATGATAATATTTCTCTAAATCCTCCAACACGAATCGGTCGCGGTAAGTAGCGAAATTGATGGCGGTTCCCTTGCGCCCCCAACGACCACTTCGCCCGATCCTATGTAAATAAGTATGTACGTTCTGAGTAATATCAAAATTGATGACCACGCCCACTTGCTGAACATCTATTCCACGAGCGGTAATATCGGAGGAAATCAAGCATCTCACTTGACCCTCACGAAACCTGCGCATGGCATCTTCACGCTCTTGCTTGCTCATTTTCCCATGAATCGCACTGACCGAGAATCCGTCTTCGGTCATCGCGCTCACTAAATGCTCTACGCGCTCCACAGTATTACAATAGATGACACACGCGGGGATATTATTGCCGCCAAAGATTCGCTTCAACACATCAAACTTGTGGCCATCACTTTGGAGCATCACTGCATATTGCCGAATACCATCCAGCGTCAGCTTCTCAGCATTGACGGTAATCATCACCGGGTCAATCATAAACTTCTTTGTCAAATCAACCACATCCTTATTCAAGGTGGCGCTGAAAATCGCGGTCTGTACTGTCTCCGGCAAACTGCGGAAGATGTCTTGAATCTGGTCCTTGAATCCGACGGAAAGCATCTCGTCCGCTTCATCCACCACCAAAATCTTGACATACGATGTCTCTAAATATCTTCGGCGAATCAGGTCCAAAATGCGCCCCGGAGTACCCACTACAACATGGGGGGATTCATTTTCAATGGTTCTCAGGTCCTCGGCGACGGAGGAGCCGCCAACAAAGCATTTTACACAGCCTCCAGCAACCGACGAGCACATATTTTGGCAAACGTCCGCGATTTGACGCGCGAGTTCGTGAGTGGGCGCAATAATGAGCGCCTGGACATTCTTATCGGCGAAATCAATTCGCGTCAAAGCCCCCACTGAAAAGGCAGCGGTCTTTCCTGTCCCTGATTGCGCCTGGGCAATAATATCCCGCCCCGATGAAATAATAGGGATGGCGCGTCCCTGAATTGGACTGGGTTTCTCAAACCCGAATGAAAAAATACTTCGTAGTATGTCTTCATTCGTAATCATTTCTTCCCAAGTCGCACAAGCAGTAATTTCGTTTTGTTCTGTCATTTTATATATATCATATAGGCCGATGTTTTTATATTGATTACAAAAGATACTTTTGGGGTCGGAGTCTATAAAATTGAATTGTAAATGATATAAATATTTACACCATAAATATACAACACAAAATGACAACTACCACTGCGATTTACAATTTGGACGACTACACCAGACTTATGTTTGATAACAACGGTGGATACGTGTTACCAGATACTGTCCTTGATGCAATTCGCACATTGTGTGCCGAGATTGGGTATGACGCCGGTGCTACGCAAGATACATATATAAATCAGCACAATGCGACTGCCCCGACAACCGCGGCCAAGACATTTAAGCCTCGCGAACAGCAACGCGGTCGCGCAAAGCCCGACAATTGGAAGGCCAAGTCCGACTTCAAAGTGAGCAAGTTCGCAGTTTTGGATGACACCGAGGAAATCTTGAATGAAATGCGTGTCTTCATCAACCAAATCAACGACACCAATCGGGACAAGAAGATCGGCGAAATCTGCGAAAAGATAGACAAATTGGAGACAGACTCCGCGGAAGATGATTTAGATGAAAACATGGCACGTGCGTTCAACCTCATCTACGAGACCAGTATGTCCAACAACCAAATGACGGAAACCTATGCCATCTTGTTATCCACCGTTTACACAAAATATACCAGCCACTTTCAGGAAGCCTTGGACAAAAAGATCGCCGCTTATTCGGAGTCTTTCACGAATATTGTGGAGGTGGACCCCAACCAAAACTACGACGCTTTCTGCGATTTCACCACGCAAAACATTGTGCGCAAAAAGGCGTCGTCGGTATTTGCGGAAATTGCGAAGATGAATACGATTCCCGCGCTCAATGCCGATTATGCCACCGCAACCATTCGCACAATGATCCAAAATGTCATGTCGGCTATTTCGTTCAAAGAAAAGCAGAAGGAAGTGGAAGAGACAACGGAGAATCTGATTGTGTATTTCGCGGTTTTAGGCAAAATCGCTGCTCCATTGAAGGCGGAATACATGGGCACTTTTACCGAAATAACCACTTACAAGACCAGCGACAAGCCGGGTCTGAACGCGCGAACCAAGTTCAAGTATCTAGATATTGTCGGGAAATAAACGTGGGGACCCAGGAAGAGGATATCATTGTATTGTTTTTTACACCAATACAATTCAAAGGCTTTTCAACTACAATATATATAGACGATGAAAATCAAGTCCAAAATAGATGCTACAAAACAGGTGGAATACACGGAATCGCGCGAATTGAGCCCAGACGACGTCTGGTTGGAAACCGCCCTCTATGAAACCGACATATTGGACAAACCAGTCGCAATATGTCTTGGTCGCGCAAACTACACATACAACTATCGCAATGTAGTGTATTTCCCCATTTACTTGATGAGAGGCGACGTAATTCGGTCGCAAATCGGCGTATACGAAGTGGCGCTAGACCGGGTGATTGAGTTTTCGCGCAACGGTGCCATTGATAACGAGGCAATCATTGCCGGCGTAGACCCATTGTTATATAGTTTCGTTACAAAAAAATACATAGAGGCGGCGGACTCCAGAGCGAATATTGATTTTTCTCCATCAAATGAACACCAAGATTCGCCAAAAGAAGAAGAACCAGATGAACCCTTAAATAAAGTGACGGATTTACAAATTGTGAGAAGGGCAGCAACATCGGCTGCGGCCAGTCTTGAAATATTTGAGCTGGACAAACACGCGGATGTTCCCCAGATGTTGAAAGAAGAGACCAAACCCGAGCGTGGTATCTTCAATGACAGTGGCAGCGCACCTTGGATCCAAAAGTTTATGGAGAGCCACGACTACCGAATCGTGAAGACCACACCCAATGGCGATTGCTTTTTCTTGGCCATACAAAAGGCATTCCACCAAATTGGTAAGAACACGACGGTCCCGAAACTGCGACAGGTGGTTGCCGATTCTCTGACCGCCGATAATTTTGAATACTACATCACCCTCTATCATATGTATGTATCGGAAGTCGCAGAAAACGAATCTAACATTGAGAAGACGAAGAAAACCATGGCAAGTCTACAGCGACGATTTCGCGCCATTCCAGAAACAGACAAGGGTAACCGAGAGGACATGCTTGACAAAATCAAAGGTTTAAAG